CACCCTGAACTCTCCGTCTATAAGATCCTGATCTATGCCCACACCTGTCTTTGAACTGATAGTCGCTGTCAGCGTGCTAGTTGTGACATTTCCGCCTCTAGACAGCGCGATCGTTGATGTATCAGCGAATTCTAGAACAGGCAGGTGCGTCAAGAATTCATTTGAAACACTGAGTAACTTATGTCTAAGCGCTACGCTTCCAGCTGTCAGTGCTTCTATTATGGGTGTGTTCTTTTCTATCTTTTCTTTGCCCACAGTTCTTCCGAACTGCTGGATCACATTATAGTCACACTCATCATCACCTAACCCAAACTGATACACGTTAAAAGAACCGTCATTTTTTGCTAACGCTTGACGTCCTAAATCTGTTAAAACAGCATCAACGATGATATTGTTTGTTGAATGATCTAAAAATCCCATTTGTTATTCCTCACTTTCTGCTTATAAATATATATTTACGACGAATTAAAGTAAACATTTTATGTTCCAAACTCAAAACTTAAGTTTGTCGTAGAGAAGCTCGCCGGGGAGACACCTATAGGCGCGCCGCTGAAGTCAGCTATCCTGACACCGACTATCCTATCTTTTTGTAAGTCTAAATTCATGATGTGAATTTTATATGTATCCACATTTGGATTGACCCTTAAGAAATTGACAGATAACTCTTTTTTAACGCGGTCCACCTTGCCTCGTTCTCCTCGTTGACCTTTCTCATTCTTGTACACTTTGTAATACTCAGGATCAAAGAAAACTTTCATTCGTTCGTACCCGCTAACTTTTATAGCATCATCGAATGCATCAACGTTCAGCAATAGATTAGGATACGGTTTCGGTGCATTTGGGCCGCTCAGGACCTTTGTTGTTAACTTATTAGTGTACTTATTATATCTCATTCTAATTTGTGCGCTGTAATTTGAGCTCATCCCATGCGCATCGACGCTTGCTATTGCGTATATAGGTGTGTCTCCTAAATTAAACGTCTTGTCTAGATAGTTCACTCGAGGTTGATCAGTTCTGTGCACATTTTCTTCCAGCGCAATCTCTGCAACACCGCCTCTAATAACTGAATCGTCAAAGTCAAGCTCAGCTATCAGTGTAAAGGGTTTTCTAAGATTTTTCCTTTTGAATATCTGAAATCTTTTTATATCACGCTGAACATTCAAAGGAAACTGCCATGAAAGAAAAGGAAGTTTTCTCCTAAAGTTAAAGCCTATCCTTAGATTCTCCGGAGGCGGCGGCGGAACATACTCAGTGCAAGTAGCACTAACAGTGGCGCCTTCTGATGCGACTAACATCTTTGCAATTGCAAAAGAAGACAGTGAATTCTGAGATGCTGAAGCTGTTGATGTTGTCACAATAGTGTCAACTTCTGCAATTGTTCTTATCTTGTATATGTAGTTCCCACCGTATCGCACATCCTTATCAACTATGTACAGCCCGTTAGTATTATTTGAGTACATTGTACCCAAGAATGTTGTCGATTCATCCGTGTCAACTTCATACTTTTGTATTATATAACCTGCTAGCTTTATTTGTGGGTACTTATCATACAAAGATTTTCTATTAGCATAGTTCTTTCGACCCTTCCTTGCTCCAAAATTTCTTACATTCCTTGTTCTGTTAGGGTAAAGTGTCTTATCAGAAAGTGTCTTTATTTCTACTGCTTTAACTGTCATCTCATACTGTGTGTCAGATATCTTTGACGGATTAACAGTTTTCAACATTTTTGTTTTTATGCCTTCTGAGAACGAGTCAAGTGCTCTGAACTCATCTTGAAAAACTGTGTCAGGTATTCTTGTCGCGGTTTTCACTGTCTCTGATATTGTCAAATTATTAAATTGAACTGAAAAGTTTTGCTTTGTCAACGGGTCGTCTGAGAATTCTGCAATTTCTGGAGGAACATCTGATGCTGCGAGAACATAACCTGATGATTGCATATTGCTAAGACCCTCCTTGAGTAATCGCTTGTCTTTTCCGAACAAACCTCCTTTCTCTTCAAGTGTATCATAAAGCGCCTCAGCAGCATCTTGCGGAGAACCTTCCGCTGTGACTATGTCTGTAAAAAACATTGTTGAGTTTAAAAGTGAGTATATTTCTTTTTCCTTGCCTGTGTCAATAAATTCTATTCCTGTAAAATAAGTATTTGACGATGCACCTTCAATAGTTATTTTATCTAAGTTGTCCTCGATGAATTTAGATACTGTCGACTTTTTAATAATTCCGTATGTCTTGGGAGGTTTAAACGATAATTTCACGTATCGTGGCATCCTATCATTTGACATTTGGAAGAATATTTCATTACTAAAGTCAACACCAAGATCGAGAATTTTATCCTTCGAAAGACCGGTACTCTTTTTTACGCGCTCGTCTTTAACAAAGTAATTATAAACAAACTCCGCCTTTGCTCTTCTAACTTCAGGAATATTAATTCTGTTAGCAGGTAGAGATACGTAACTTTCGCGGCCCGATGTTACACCTATCATGTCATGAACATCAAATTGTGGATTTTCAATCTCTACAACAGAAGACTTGTTGGTACCGGAGCGAGCTTTTCCTGACACAACTGCTGTGCTTAAAGTGCTAGAAAGTCCTTTCGACGATGTTGATTTATTTTTTGTAATTGCCATGTAGCTACTTGCCTGTGTTAGTAAGCGTCATCAGGTAACAGTGAAATGTTAACATAATAAGTATACACTTCTGGGTAGTTATTAAAACAAGATGCTTTATACTTCTTTGTCACAGTTGTAATGTTATTAACCTGAGTCGATGAAGAGATATCTCCTGAAAAATCATCAACTACGTCAGGTCTATAGAGCTTCGATGTATACTCAAATGAAGGCTCGCTCTGATATATGTCTAGCCAATCCTTTGATAGCGAGTCCTTATGAACTACGAAATCTTTTTCATTGACTAGTACTGCAAACACTCTATCAAACATTTTTGGATTAAACACTTTCTTTATCTTATTCAGGCCGCTATAAAGACTTGACGCTTTTATGACGTTTAAAACTCTGAACATCTCTGATGATAGTAGAGGATCAAGATTAGCAGCAGGATACATTTCAGTAACTTTACCTTCCAGTGAATCATACTGCGCTTGCAATGCAGCTTGTCCCACACTTCTTGTTGCAGTTACGTTATCATGCTCTATAATATTCTTCCCTAGGAGATACGTGCGCTCCTTTATATCAATTCCTAGCGTGAGTCTATAATACAGCTTAAATGAATAATCGAACATATGATTAATAAAAACATCTTTATCATTTATCCCCTTTGCTGTCATACCCTTTCCAATAACTGCCCTAAAGTCATCTGTATACGCATCTGTTTCTAATCCAGGATTATCACCTTGATCTGTCCATCTTGTAACTGATGTGTTTTTAATAACATCAGATAGATTCCATGTCTCTTGAAAGTCTGATATATGAGATAAATGGTCTCCATTTTGATCTATATCTAGTATGTGTGCTGACATGTCAAAAATATATGCTTTGGGATACAATAGCTCATATGAGTTTAACTGATTTTTCTTATAGACATTAATACAAATCTTTGACGAATTTAAATACTTTCTGTCTCCTGTGTCTTTGTATGCATCAAGTCTCATAGTTGCTATCATTGAATTTGTCACACCTACATGAAGAACAGTCTTATTACCTCTAAGCTCTTTTCCTCTGCCTTCTAATAGCCCATAGCCTCTCTGCGAGAGCACCTTATACATTAACTTCAATGAAGTCAAGTTATAAGTGTCATCGTAAGAGTATAGTGGTGTGCCATTAACAGACTTAAAAGATGTTAGATAGTCTGCATACATCTGACTCACCTTCTCTTTTGTTAATAGTTTGACAGACTTACCGTATATCTTGTTTTCTCTCAGCGCTTTAATTGCAAGTGCTTTTGTTTTTGTGCCATCACCTGTCTTTATATACTTGATGAATTTATCTCGATATCGCCCTAAGTTCTTTGCGTGCGTCATAAGTGCTAAACACAGTCCAACAATTTGTTGCTCTCTTATTTGAGCCTTTTTCACTATCTCTCTTGCTGCGTGATACGCGTGCTTATAACTGTTCTCATACCAAAGAGAAAATAACGCATTCGGGTGCGGAGGGAATGAGTATGAAGTTGCGCCATTACCCACATCCCAAAATGCATCCCCAATAGCGTTAATCTGGTCTTTATACATATGAATTTTCACATACGCATTGTTTGCACCACCAGGATTATTAGACGAAAGTCTAACAGTCGTGTATCTTTGTATACACTGTGCAGACCAGTTCCACCATACCCAAGCTCTTTGATGCATGCCGAGACTATATATTGGTCCGTAGTTTCTCACTGTTGTTCGCCATCGCCACTGGAATTTTTTGCCACTACGGATATGATTTGATGCACTGCCTATGAATGCAGATTTTTCTGTGTCAAGAAGTGTTGCAAAAAAATCATGTGAAGCATTCTCACCTATAGAATTTGACATTCTTGAGTACTCTGTTGCTCTGCTTGTTTCTGGATCGTTAGTTAGGTGTTCATCCATGAGGAAAGTATTAAATGCACCAGCATATCTACTCAGTTGCGGGCCCTGGAATGCCATTGATTCCTGCTGGTCCTGAGTTAGATTGTCTCTTGATCTAATTGATTTTGCTACTCCAATTGTGACTGCAGCGCTGGCTGCTCCAACTGCTGCGCCTATGGCTACAGGAAGCATTACCCCCCACGCAGCTGCAAAGACGGCAAGTCCGCCACTTCCTATTGCAACAGCTGCTAATAATCCAATCGCAATAGAAGTTGCTAAAATACTACCGTCAATGTCTCTCATTCTAAAAGCATCTGCTAAGTCTGTATCACCAGACTTTTTCATTATCTTGAACGAAAAATGGCCAGCGTCCCCGAGTGCGTGCAGCGCTGAGGCCTCTTCAAACTCATCAGGCTTATTTGCTTCTCGCTGAATTACGTATTTGCTTTTTCCTAATTTGTGTAGATCTTTGTCTTTGTCAGTTAACCAACTATGTTTGTCATCAGTTATAACAACTTTGTACTTCTCGTCATCATTCATAAAATACTTTCTGGACATAGTCTGTAACTTCTTGACTTTTGCTTGCGCATACAAAAGATTGATCGTTAGTTTCTCTGTTCTCGCCTCATGCGCAAAATACAGAACGTTGGCCATTGCTTCAACTTTATTCTGGTTTTCCTCAGCAGCATCTTTTGTAGCGCTAGTATCAAGTCTTGCTGTAGCTGTCCCGAGGCCTGTCCATACACCAGAGGCCAGCAGGCCGAGCAAAGATGCCTGGAAACAATTTCTTCTATTTTCAACTCCGTAGCTATACATAGCAGTATATGCTAAACCTGGGATTGCTTTTGATGTCTCAGCCCCCCGCTTTATATCCTTCCCTAGCGAGCATAGTAACGATTCAATGCAGCCAGAAGGTGATAACGCTCCTAGCGGTGTTATTTTTGAATTCTTGTTTGTTGTCAAATGACCATACCCACAATTTGTCAGCTTAAGAATATCCTCTGCAAAAGCCTCTGTCACATCCATATACATGTCGACAAATTTTGAAAATTCTTCAAACTTGATATCACCTGCTTGTAAGGCTCTATCAATAAAAGCCTCTGGGCCTGTATAGAAAGAAGTGCTACCAGTTTTTGCATTTAGCTTTCCAATTGTGCTCTCTAGGGGAATATAGTTCAATCCGTCAGAAGCCTTCTCTATTCTTGATAAAAATTCACCCAAAACGCCTAAATTAGTCACATTAGCTCTAGTTCCGCGGCTTCCTCTGGGTACTCTTATAGCTGAATATTCCTTTTTACTCAGTGTATGACTTTTTATATCCTTATCGCTAGCGGCGGAATCAGGTATCATGTCACCTAGCGCGTATTTTAAGTACGATACGATTGTTGCTTTTCCTGTTGCTGACTTGGCTGATGGGTTTAGTCTACTTGAGCCGCCCTGGGGCAATACTTTGGGTAACTTAAGTTCCACATCACATCTACCTGTCATTTCATATATGCTATCAAAGGTGGCCGCAACAAGTAGCTCAGCGTATGTTCCAACAAGATCATCAGAAATTGCACCTTCAATTTTTTCAATATTCTCGTCAGATAGAATTTGTGTCGAGCTTAATGATGTTACCCTCTCTTCAGAAGGGACAACAGCTGAGAATCTAATTTTTGACAGTCTCACCATAGCTTCTCTTAAGTCACCTTCTTTCTGAACAATGACCTGTCCGCCGGACATACTGGTATTCTTATCATTACTCTTAAAAGACTGCAATACAGTTGCAGAGTCATTTAGTAAAATTTTTGATGCCAATGAGGTCAATAAGTTGAAGTACTCATCAATATTACTAGCAGTGCTGTCAAATGACAGACCCATATTATTCCTTATGACACCGGCACCCTTGACTGTCGTAGCAACGGATGCTGCACCGGTGCGATCACCCAACATCCCGGTATTAGAAAGCTCATCAAAATCAACTTGCATGCCACCAAATCCTATGTCTAAATCATCAAATGAAGATCCTTTCATTTCCATCATACTGAGCGAGTAATTGTCCTCTAAGTCTGACTTGATCCGTAAGATCCCGCTTAAGTACTCGATGGCATCAAGAATTATTTTTTCATATAAAATATATTCTACAATTGATTTAAGTAGAGGACTATTTTTATGTTGTGTTGCTACAGCACGAAGTGAGTTTAACTTAAAACTTTGAGTCTTGCTGACTGACAGCTTGCCTGCTGTGTGTGGCGTACTTTGAAGTTTTTTTATGATATTATTCACAGTGCCAGACATTGTTGGATTGGAAGCATCAATACAAGAGCCGATACTAATTGCTGTGTTCGGATTCGGCACGCGGGATCTTGAGACAGACAAACCTCCAGGTGACTTACTTCTACTTTTTGACTTTGAAGATGATCCCGCACTCTTAGGCTTTGTGTTAAGCACATACTGCAACGACTTATAAAAATTATTCACATTGAAGTCTTGCGATCTAGAAAGTAGACTAGTTGCAGTATTTAATATATACTCTCTTATCTGCCTATGCAACTCAATCAGGCGTGCACAATTTGTTACGCTTATGCTCTCTTCCTCCCCAAAATTTAAATTAATTGTTGACGAATCATCATTTTTGGCCCCCACAGCAATGGGAACAAACTCTGTGTTAGCAATCAAAAGAGCTTTTAGGGGGTTAAGCCCAGATAAGTAAAGTATCTCATAGCGATCAGCAGCATTCGCATTTGTCATCGTATCATAGCCCTCTGAGCCGAGAGATGATGAAGAATCATCAGTGAGATTTATACCTGCAAGAGTTAAGTTTACTGGTTTACTAAGGTTGTTTAAGCTTGCGCTTAAAGTAAAATTTGCGTTTGTTGGTTTAATTGACATGTTTACTCTTCATCTATTAAAATTGCTCCGATAGGTGATAAAGCACCCAGCGTTCCATCTTTAGCAACAGGTATAACAAAATACTCAATTGCACCAAAACTCCCCACGCATTTAGAGATAAAATTATAAACCTGAGAAGTGCCATGGGAATCCCAACTGTGTACAGCACCATCAATAAGTAAATCTTTTTGCGCATTTTCTCTCTTAAGAATAATGTAGAAGTCTACAAATCTATCATCGCCATCAATTTTCATTCGCACCTTCGTATATGATTTTCTGATTCGCGCGATGGATGGCGATCTGTGCCTTTGAAAATATGTTAACTTTTTAACTGTGCCTTTTGATAAAAAATTTGCCTTCTTAAAGTAATCACCAAATGCACTCTTGACTGGAAAATACAGTATATCTCCAGTTAAACCCTCAGAGAATAATTCATCAGAGTTTGTTGTAAGTAGTGACCTGTTACTAGAGATAGCACCCTTGTTTGACTTTACTGATGCAAATTTTGACCCTACAGAGCTTACAAGTGTTTTAGATGCTGAATTTTTTCTTATAGCAGCTGCTGATGCTGCGAATTTTGTGGCCAATGTATTTTTCTTAAAGTTTTTTCTTGCCAAGTTTGCAATAAGGCCGTCTACTTTATCTAAGACATGAGACGGTGGCATAATATAGGGCTCAATTTTATACTCATAATTGTAAAATGGTGAGTGTGTATCAGTAACAGTACAAAATATTGCCTGCTCATAGCCTTCAATTTCTGTTTTTTCACTACTTGTCTTTGACTTTGCTGCTTTAAAGTTACCAACATAATTAGTCTCGCCTGTCCCCCTGTTGATCCTATGAACTTTAACACCGTATATCAGGTTTGACGCGTCTTTTACAGAAGAAAATTCATCCTTAAACAGCTCATGCGCGTCTCCATGAACAGAGTTTAGAAGCTTATCGACATCTGATTCTATTACATTAACACTCACAAGAAATGAAGTCTTGACAGTTGATGCATAGGGTACATCTTTGTTGACAGACGTCTTAGGAGAAAATTTGGCATTTTTAACTGTCAATGAAAGGGCGGAGCTAGGTTTCATGTACTTTTCAAAACATGTGTGTCCAGTTGTATATTTTATACCTGCAGTAGTTCTCATCTGGACCACATACTCATAAGTTACATCATCTTCGATATCATAGTCATCAACTGAATAATTGCCTGCTTCAGTATCATCTTGACTTGTGATAAACACATCACGCTGCACAGCAAAGTTTTCATCTCTTAACATTATATAGTTTTGTCCTCTTAAGCTAGTGCTAACAACACGCTTAAGAACTCTAAAACTATTCACACCCTGCGATACATTGCTCACTCGGATTCTGATTCTTGGAGTATCTGCATCATTTATTACTTTTGCATAAAAGCTGCAATACGGTTTATCGTTGCTGCCTCTAACTGGTCCCACAAATGAACATGCGGAGTTTGCTAACTCATAATCATCATAGTCTGCTGTAAATCTATGAAAGACAGGTGTTGACGTTCCAAAAAGAGGTGTGAGGTCACCTGACTTTTCATCCATTCCATCAATTATAGTGGCCCTGCCCTTTCCTTTAATAAAGACATCATCATCTGTTTTTAGAAATTCACTTCTTGTATTAGGGTAATAATTAAAAATTTTCTTTGTGTAGACGTTCAAGTGGACTGGGCGCTTATCATAGTTTTGAATTGTTGTAATAATTTTCCCTCTTATATTTCTTGTTGACGTTGCGTGAAATTTTGTAACAGGCCTTTTTGCTTTTATGCTTCTAAGTATCTGTTTTGCATTTAGCTGATATCCTGTACTGTCTATTTTATTTCCTTCCTTATCGTACGCAAAAATAAGAAGCTCATCACCAACTGTTGACAGCTGTATTAGCTGTTTTGCAGTTAGCTTAAGTTTTGTCTTTAGCCTTTTAACCCTTCGAGACACACGTATTTTTTTAACAGACGTTGCTACACTAGGATTTTTTTCCATCTGTTGTGTTGCATACTTTTTTACAATCTTTCTCAGCCTATGATTATGTATAGCAGGTTTATCAATACACTTCACACCTTTGAAAAACGCGACCATACCCTGGCCATCTTCGGGATGCTGAAAAATAGACATAGGGTCACGGCCCTGAGATGTTATCATATGATATCTATTCTTAAAAGCGCGGCCATAATTTTTAGTATTTTTCTCTGTCTCTTGAATCTTTGTTCCGGATGCAGTTCGGCCGGTAGACTCAAAGAAATCTAAGATAGTTGAACTCGTTGTTGCAGATTGTCGTCTATTACTTGATGAATTTGAATTTCTGCTGCGGCGACTTACAATTTTATATCTTGCTCTACTTCCAAATGCCTGCTCATCAGTTAGTTTGCGTATATTAATCATTTTTGCAGGAACTTTATTAAAATTTCGATATGGTTCAAATGATGTTAAGTACGCCATGTCATTGTACTTTTTAACTTCTTTATCTTCACGAATGCTTACGATATCATACGAAATATTATTTACTTCTAAAGGATCAGTCATGTCTGCATCTGCATATGCACTAGCGTCAGGTGAGTTATAAAAATCAATACTATTCTCACTTAAATACGCTTCTATTTTTCTAACTTTCCCCTCATAGAGCTTTCTTTGATCTACAACACAGTATAACTCTATTTCGAGCACCTTCTGAATACGATCGAGACTGGGCTCATAGTACTTAGTTATTTTGGTGATCTTTGGTTTTGTTGATATTTTATAATCCAGGTCTTGCGGATTCACAAAGATATCATGTTTGTCTACTAAAACTTTCATCTATTAACTCAATCAAATACTAACGTAAATATGTTTATGAATGTTGGAACCTTAAAGTCATCAAAGTATATCTTTCCTACATAAAAAATTCGCTTCTCATTCCTTCCGTTTGTTGCCTTCCTATCATAGAATGCTCCGGCATCGATGATATCAAGCTTTGTAAGTTTTGCATTTTTACTGTTTTCAAATAACTGTATTAACAAATTATTATCTCTTGATGTCTTCTTAAAAATAACTGTCTTGAACTCTTTTGGCATGCTCGTGTTGACAGACTTCAGCTTATTTCTATTTATGACGCTGAAGTCACCCATTTTGTCAACTCTAGCACGATAATTATCTTCTACTTCAAGTGTGTCAGAGTCAAATGCACCTACGCCTAACTCACGTTTGATCATTCGTAGCGTCTCTTTTTTTGTGCTTCTTAAGTCTTTATGAACACCATATGGTGAGCCGTCTGTGTTGACAGGCGGGAGGAACATGAAGTTTTTTAAGTGTGTTAACTTTGAATCAAAAAAGAACGGCTCAGCATTATTGACATTAATCGTCTCACCTTGAGGTCCATGCTCAAACGGAACAGAATTACTAATTGAAAAGTTTAAGCGCTTACGATTTAATCTGAAGTCATTGGACCCGTTAGAAAAGTAAGTGCCTACCATGGTGTTTCGCTTGAAGTGTGTCAAGAAAGACCGCAGGATCTGGTCGCTTGTGCTGGCAAACTTTGATCCTGTGACAGCCGTTAGCTTCAGGATGTTTGTAGCTGTTGCATCCTTATCAAATATATCGTTACCAACTATGCTGCCTGTCGGTGAAAAATTAAAGTCAATGAGGCTTCCGCTGTCATCCTTCTCTAAGACAATGACATTCTCAGGGCGTTCCATGACCTGAAAGAATATTCTATTATTCACATCATCATGCTCATTGACGTCATAGAATGTGTGCATATCTGTAACAGAAGCATACATCGCGCGCATCTTCCCTGACGCTAACTGTCGCTTGCCCTCTTGTGTGATTACATAGTCAATAAATCTCGTCTTTTTGTCAAGTATCCCTGCCATTTAATCACTTCCCTGTTCTTATCATACAATAATTATCCGCTAGATAAAAATTATGGTCTGTCATCAATTAAAAATTAATCTGGGACCATCATTCTCGTTGCAATGTTTGCATAGGCTGATGCAGCAGACATCTGCTCTGCTGTGACCCATCCGAACTCGAGCATTGCAAACAAATTATATAGCGGTACGTTAACGACACGACCAGATCCAGACTCTGACCAGCCGAATGATGATGTCGACTGAAGACTTACGTTCCCTTTAGTGTAGATGAAAAGCATCTGTCCTTCTGTGTCACTTGCAATGCTTTCAGTAATGTGAAACAGGCTAGCTGGATGTGACTCAAGATAGTAGTTCTTGATCTTCGCACCTTCTGTCACAGCACCAGACACTAGCTTCACTTGCACAGGCGACGGCAGGCTATGTCTGGATGTCGCTGAGCGCCTCACGCGGGCATCTCCTGCGAGCGTGCCTCCGTGGGCTGAAGCTAGTGACATCAGCATCTTTGAGTCACGGCCTTGCTTGGCCATGTCTGCGTAATGCCCGAAGTGACGATGACTAAAATAGTACTTCGGCCTTATAGTGATCCCATTTGTCTGCATCGTTCCGTAAGTCGAGTTCTGCCACATATCTTTTCCTCGAGAGCCTGTGTAGGGGTTAGCGCCTCCGTCTGGGCCGTAGCCGCCTGTGTTATGCCGTGTGTCAACGCCTTCTGTCGTTTGAGCGTCGTATCCAATCCTTTCGTCGTCAAAGCCCGCTCCGGTATCCATATTGCCCTTGGCTCTGCGCGCAGCGTTTCCATAATTCGCAGTCCATCCTTGGCCAAGGGCTTCGAAGCCACTCATGCTCTTTCCAGGATTATGCGAGATGTGAAATGTTCCTGATATATACCCAGGCCTCTCGTTGATGTAACCTGCATCATAGAAGTAACCTCGTGTCCACTGGCTGTCATGGAAGATCCTGCGAGCGTCGTAGAACTGCTGTAGACGAGTGAACGACCCAGTCTTTGATGTCGAGTAGTGGCTTACGTGGCCTCGGGTGGCACCGGAGTGATCAGTAGACGAGCCCGACGAGGCCACGACCTGATCGGCATGACCTTCTTGTGGGTGGACAAAAGCAGTAGAACCCGCCGCGGTGCTAAAAGCATGATTAGCTGATCTGTAGCCCACAATTGACTGCATACCAGGCTGACGACTTGAAACAGTGAATGGATGATCCACACCTCCGGAGAATCCTCGCACTGTAAACTGTGATACATCCGTGATCACAGAAGGGCCGTTTGTTTCCGTGACTGGATTATAAGCAATATTCTGCTCTAGACTAGTAACATTTTGTGTCAGCGTGAGTGTCTGTTCACCGGATGCCTCGAGTTGTGGCATGCTACATGAAATCGTACCATTGTGTCCATACAACGAAAGAATAGCTGTCCTTAACTCAGCTAAAACTTCGAATTGTGTATCACCTGAGCTTAAATCGATAGTTACTGCTATACAAACTCCGTAGCCGTTCAGTGTATTTCCAACGGTCTGGTCACCAGTATCTTGCTGCGGCACGGACGGATCTGCAAATTGTGTATGGTCACTCTCACCCTCTACAAGAATTGTGCCAGTTATCACGCCTGTATTATCATCATCACAGAAGACATATACCCTCCTGGTGCCAGCTGCGTCTGTGATTATGACGTACTCTTTCTCAGTCGGGGTCGTATCCGAGTCCCCGGCTTCACACGTGATTAACGCTGTGGACGGTGTCACAGTAGCTGACTGATTCCATAATGACAGTCTTTGAACTGGGTGGAAGCTTCCACTGGCCTGCTTATATTGAGCGATGTAGCTACCTGTGTATGCGTTCCTGGCCTCGATTTCAAATTGATCAACAATCGGCTCGGAGCCTATCATCTCATGCACAGCGTCTGAAGACAGTAGCTGATTCAAAGAATTAACTGCTGGATCTACACCTTCTTTTATGTAGGAACCATACAGGTGTAATTTTGATGATCCAGAAAGACACATCCTGTTCATCAATGTCGTGTCAGAGCCTGGGAGCGTTTGATATGCGTGTCTTGGGAGGCAATATTGCCACCCAAACACAATCTTATCATCAGGCAATAGTATGTAAGGCGAGTGCTTATCTAACGATTCAGCAAGAGGAACATCAGCTTCGATCGGTACGGAGGTGCCGCCAGGCCATTCAAGATAAGTTTCTCCTGTCAACTCAAGCGGACCCAGGCCGTGGGCAATAGATCGTGCACTTCCAAAAGTAGATCTCGGTGTCAGCATTCTTCCGCTTTTATCAGGGCTACCGAGATGGAAGTCGTAGCTGTTGCCGAAGGCGCTGCCGTCAGATCCATCCAAGCTTCCCCAGTAACTCATACGAAGAGAGTTAGGATAACGAGAGGTTGTCCTGCAAGGAAAGTTAAAACCAAAAGTTCCTGTCAGCGCGGTAACGTCGCTGACAATAACAGTCTCATCTCTGCATAAAACAGAATCAGTTATAACAGACGCAGTCAGCGCTGAGGTCCCGCCTGAGTTGCTACCTGTAAAGTCCTCATCATCGAACATAGTTATCTGTCCGTAAGTTATCAGATCCCTGACTGTGTCGACTTTTCTTTCATTGTCATTATGTAAGTTATAGATAGAACCGGGTGAAGGAATCACCTTATGTGTTCCGTAGGTCCTGGTGTACATGCCTCTGCGGCCTTTGTGCGCCTTCAAGTAAGTCCCCGCACCTTTTTCTTGTCTTAGCATGAAAAATGTATGTGACTGCAAGAATGAGTTGTCCAGGCGCTTTGTGGCTGGGTATTCCCAGCCAGCTCCGCCTACCGGGTAATAAAATGTCAGCTGGTATGCGTCGCGTTGACCTCCTGGATTGCCGTTGTTTGTTGCTGGGAACTCAAACATTGCTTCAAAAGTGATAGATAAATTCTCTAGCAAGAAAGGTGCATTCACGCCTAGCTCTCTTGCTGTGATCCACTGACTACTTGTCGCATGGTACTTACCTGCAAAAGGAAAGTGAAAAGTATCAATGGGACGACAACTTGCGGCCAAAATTCCCTCAGGATATAAGTCATCTTCTGTGACATCGGTATTGCCTGGGTCTGAACCTGAACCGAAGGCAGATGCATACGGTCCGAAGCCTATGCACGCTCTGTTAATCACCTGCTTCCAGGAAAGATCTGAAGCGGACACTGCCCAGTCTCTAAGATTATTTGACAGACCATGCCCTATTTTCTCCCAGCGCCTTAACTCGTTATTCCAGTACACCATCAAAGGTTGTTTTGCATCAGAAATTGCGGGATCAGAAGTTTCATCAAAGTCGCCCGAATCGGGACTGGAGTCGAATACTATTGATTCTGTTGCTTGGCTTTTTTTGTTGAGGCCGAAGTAATCCTGCGGGCCTGATGTTGACATGTCATATGTCAGCTTAATTTTATCGCTTAGTTTTCCTGAGAAGCCAGGGTACACTTCTTCTTCAACAGATACATCGAAGAACTCATCTCCTGCCTGCTCTACCACATCTTCGTCGTTAAAGGGTGTGATATTCTGGCCTTTTGTGAACGTCATGTGCACGTCGCTTAGACCGGACATTGACCTTGCGATCGCTGTTATATCAGGTAGTGTGTTCGGAGTGGAAACTATCGAAGACCTTATCTTCTCTCCAACGTGCGAGCCCATCGCGATGCCAAGCGGGTAGTTCACTGTACCCCTCGCTGACTTAATTGTGATGTCACTTATAGCCCATACCGCTTTTGCAGCATCAGACATCGTTGTCTGCGCGAGTCTCACATAAAACTCATCATTCCCATCACCCATCGCAGGAAAATCATGCATACCGAGGTGGACCCTTATCCGTACCTTTTGAGCATCACCGTCTTCTGACTCTGTAGATGAATCAGCAGGAAGCGTAATGTTATAGTCTACGAGCCCTGATATCAGCCTAGACGTGAGTGTGGAAGGCTCGAATGGGTTGATCACGTTGAATGTCTTCACATCAACCCACGCCTCATTATCAGTGCTTATCTGTAACTTTAATGACTCATCTTCTGTGCCATTCCACAGCCTAAGACCTTTGAGGTACATATTATTTGTTTTATTATACGGTCCTTGCATGAGTGTGAACTCAATTTCTGGATTTCTGACCTTCTCTGTTGTCGAAATGTATCTTTCATCTGGGTCCGATCCGCCGCCACCGCTCAGGTTATTATCCCCAGGACCTGCGAAGACAAGAGCGCCGTCTCTGATAGGCCTGCCCGTTCTGCGCCTGCCTTTCCTCCTTTTATTTCTCTTTTTCTTTCTTGTCTCAAATCTGATTTCCATACCCGTAGAGTATGTCCAGTCACTATCTGACGATACAACATTATAAAAATAGAAGTCTTTATACTTACTCTTTACGTCAAAGATAAAGTCATTTTTAATCATCTTGCCGAAGTGTATCGTATTCCTATCATCAAATGCGTTCGTGTACTGGCCTGATCTATACGGGTCACCTGATCTTAACACTGTAGGATATGACCCTGTCATTGAGTCGTATCTTCTTATGCGTGATCTCGGCGGTTCAGATATAATACCTGACTGCCACCTGTTAATTACACCGTTTATCGATCCAGCAAAAACAGCGTAGACCTCATCACTTCGAAGTGCGACATCCCTCCACATTGCTACCTCTGCGATATATCCTGGGAAAACTGTGTCTGCCTCATGCTCCCAAGTTGTTCCGATATGCACATTAGCTGATGATGCTACCATTGACTCATAGGAACCGTTGGCCATTCCATGACTGTCAGGAGCTTTTTCTTCCCCATTGACATATAATTTTATTCCGCTAGAATTACCTGATCCATCATATGTAAAAGCAACATGCGAATACTCATTCAACACAACTGCCGCGCTGGTCCACGTAAAAATACTTGCTGGATATGCTGATTGATCATAGAGGATAACAACCAGCGTAAGGGCATCAAGATAGAAAACATATTCTAAACCTGTAGTATTTGCAGCGCGTTTAGATATTATGTAACTTTTGGATTTGGAGGCAGTGGGCATGATCCACGCGCAGGCAGAAAAAGGTACATCAGTCGTTCCATTCCCAAAACTTAAGTCATCTGAATCTGCGACACTACAATAATTTGTTGCTCCATCAAGTAGTATCTGTACAAAATTATAATCAAAGCCCGAGGAATCTGTCCATGTTACACCACTTATCGGGAATGTGATTGTATGATCATGATTTGATGCATCTGACGCGGCGCTGTTATTGAACTTTACATGTAAAACTAAGTTTTGTGAAGAAGAGTATGACCTATATTGTTTTGGAGCTAGCGCGCTACCAATATTAGAAAAATTCTTAGTTAGATCGTACTCGGCTTGTTGCACATTTGATAATTGTAATTTTGGCATTACTTGAGAAAGCCTCCGAAGGCTATTGAGTCTACACCTAAGTGATTACTTATTCCACTTACGTTGCTAGCAGACACTATATTCTTTGGAAATATAAACCCTGTATTAGCTGAAGTAAATCGTGAACCTATGTCGCTGATATCGAAATACGAGCTAGTTAAAATATTATTTAGCGCTTTTACAGCATCTGGATCCTCTACAGGATCATACTGTATTCCGTCTTTAATGCTTGCAAGCGTTAATACTTCTGCTGCAGATAGTTCTTTCTCCCACATCTGAATTTCTGCCATGTTACCATCATAAATGTTTGCAATTGAATATAGCGTGCTTACAGTTCCACCTATAGCTAAACCATCTGTTGCGCCCGTAAAAGATTCCATCGCTACATAAGTGCCACCAGAGTTTGTGGAGTTACTAACTTCAACGGCACCATCGATATATATTTTCATGCCGCCTTCGAGAGATGATCCGTTATATGTCGCAGCAACATGATACCATGTTGAGTGTGATAAAGTGTTTGTGCTCTGCTGGATAATCCTAGCAGTTGATGCAGAAGCATCGCCTAAAAAGAGTTTTAGTCTACCGGAGTCACATGTAAATCGATACTGATAATTTGAAGCACTTCCGCCCTTATGGAGAATTGTATTATTAGACGACATAGCAGTGGAATCTAATCTTATCCAGGCTGTTATTGAAAATGGGCTGTCTGTTGATCCATCGCCGAAACTTAGTGATGAGTGGTGTTCTGCCCAGAGCGCAGAAGTTGATCCGCCATACTTAAAGTTGTGTGTATATACTGGACTAATTACTGCTGACGGCGTTGTTGCCGTTTGGTGTGGTGTTCTAGAAGCAACATCTTCTAATACTCCTAGTGTTATTGTGTTACCGTTTTTAGCACTATTCAACCATGTATCAGAACCGTCATCTGCGAGCGAGCCTGTAAAAGTCCAAACTGCAACAGCGTCGTCTGCCATATCATATTCATAAGAACCTAATTTTGTAGTGAATGTCTTATTAAAAGAATACACAGGTCCTGGATCGATAGAGCTGGTCGATACTGTAGAAAGTGCGTATCTTACGTGCTCATAGCTACTTCCAATGTAGTTTTCTGTGTCGTTGAAAGGTGCAATATTATAATACCCGTCTGCTATGAAACCATCAAGAGACAGCGTTCTTCCAGCAACTACAAAAGCACCTGTTAAGGGCATGCCTAACCTTCTTTCAAAAAGTGTCTCTGGGAATATGCTCTCCTGTGAGTCCTCGTACCAGTCATACACACCTTGCACCTTCTCATACTTTGTGTCAATAACAGAGCTTCCTTTCTGATCAAAGTTCCAGTCGCCTGTAGAGAGATCACATCTAATTCCATTTATCTGTATATCTGCAGAGTTTGTATTTGCATTTCTGCGACGTATCTCAAATACCTCAATAACACCGTCCATCGTGTCTGGGTCTATGTATTGGTCTAAGTCTCTAGTCAGATCATTGATGATCATGTACTGCATTATGTAGTTTCCTGACTCGACAAATGCAACCGGATCTAACTTCCCTGGATAATCCTCGAAAGGTCGAATTTTATTCTTTACATCGTCAAAGACCTTATGAAGACTGCCCTGGCCGTATTCTTCATTCTGCATCTGGTGGCGAACTGTTCCATCAATTTCCATGATCTTCTGCGTGTTGATGGAGATGTACGGAAGTATTCCCTTAGCAAGGTGGTTCATCGTAATAACATTCTTTCCCTGCCGGTACATATCAATAACTGATGTGTCACTATTCTCACCGAATACAGTAACTGTCCCTAGCCTGGATCCACCAGCTTCCGTTTCCTCGTAAGATTTTTCCACGACAGTTACTCTTTCTATCTCTAGGCCGATTCGTTGCGTCGCGGGTGTCGAAACATACGTCAAAGATGCTGTCACAGGCATCAGTGAGGCGTCTGCAGACTTATCAACAAACGCTAATCGTTCATTTAATGCGTCTAAGTCCAGTATATTACTTGCTGTGGAAGTTTTAGTTGACATATTTTATTTCCTTAGAACTTACTGATGACACCCACGAACTGACTTAGAAGCAAGTTTCCCCTTGACGGATCACGAGGTAGCGCTTTTAAATATATCTCATCAAAAGTATATTGTAATCTATGTCGTTCAAGAACGTGTGACTCATAGATAAAGTTAATTCCCATAAAGTTTGTTGTCCTTGGAACCAGATCGTACATCATGTCAGTGAATGCGTTATCAATCCACTTAAAAAGTGTCCTGTACTTAGATAAGTCCATGCGTTCTAGCACATTATTGAAGTACACTGTTCTGTAGTGGGACAATTCTGGATATGATGCACCAAATATAAGGTTCGGTCTTCCTAACGCATTATCAATAGCTCCGAAATCCGAGAACATAGTCAAGATATTTTCATTTAGACCTTTCATGACTGACATGTCAATTGACAGTCTATTATCATCTACTACCTCCTCGCTAGGTGCGACTTCATACGCAGGTGCGACTGAGCAATACTTAGAATCATCAATTAATGTCGGGTCTTGAAAGCTTCTCACTCGAACTTTAGTCTTTGCGTAATTGAGGTCAAATTTCTCTGAAAGTATCTCATAATCTGCTCTAAGCGCTTTGAAAACTGTCTTGCTAGGTTCAAAATTGCTACCCACAAGATGATTGTTATTTTGACTAAAGTCAAAAAACATTGTGCCGCCTGATGCATCTGAAGATGTTGTTGCTTGCTTTCCAAAAGTATGAACCCTCAGTCTCTCAAATGAACCTGTAGTTGTACTTGTGAAGTTATAATTTACGCTTGGATTATCAAGTCCTACGCTGACGTAATTCTTTGCTCTTTCCTTCCACTCTGTGTCTGATGTGTACCTTGACCAGAATCGTAAATTTGAAATCAGACCGGTAAAACTAGAAGAGTGTGCTAGTGTGTATGTGTCTGCGCCTGTAGAGTTATTCAAGAACTTGCCGCTTGAGCCTCCCTGGAGAGTTTGCTCACCTATCACTAAGATTGATCCTGACGAATTATATGTGTCTGTTGCATTATTGAACACAGAGTCTGACTGATCTGCATAGTGTGATGCAGTGTGGTAAGACTCCAACAGTCGGCCGCTCTCTTGTTTTGTTGCTCTTAGAAAGTACTCATGTCTAGTAGTCGCACCAAGATCATGAGGGGCGCGCCTACCGAATGAGACTCCCCATATATCCTTGTCAAAGACATTTGCGCCTGTCAGGAATAAATGTTTCACATCAGTGCTTGTAGGGCTGTCACTTATAAACAAGTCTAGGCGAGTTGATGTGCCAACAAGATTAGCTATCACTGACTCTGTGTTACTGGGAGCAGTTGTTCCTGTCACAACCAGCCTGATCAGGCTCTCTGGTGCTCCTATGTAACCATGCTCCCAGTCATACAACCCCTCATACGTAAAAGAACCTGAAGTTAAAAGGCCATCTGATCTCACAGTTGAAATTCCGTGTGTTCCGTGCTCATCACTATTTTGAAAGAGGAACCCGGCGCCACCGTTAAAGTTAACGATTGTTACGTCTGCTGAAGATACTGACCCGTCAATTGTAGTATTACCAAGATTTGTCCGGGCCCTTAAGCTCTGTGTTAACACACATGTTCCGTCTGCTGCACCCGCTGAGATTAGAGAGCCTGTCATAGAACCACTAAAGCTTCCTGTAACTTTCTGAAGTATCTTTTCTGCCATCAAAGATTCTGATGCTTGGATTGGAATTCCAACATTTCCTGCTGTTGTTGAATCATCATCATCAAATTCAAATGTTATTATTTTTCCGATCGAGTCTGTTATGTTCAGTAGCATTCCGTCAGTAATAGTAGAAACGTCCTCGACTTCGATGGTGCCTATTGCCAGAGTTGACGGACCAGGTAACGGAACGCCTGTTTCAACCCTCGAGCTAGACAAGTAACCTGACTTTATCTTTGGAAAATTATCTGGATAGCCTTCATTATCAACTGACCCTACAGTCTTTTCCATTGATCCTGAAAAGTTTAGAAATTTCAATACGTCAACTTTTCTTTCCCTAGAACCGTTAAGGCTTTTTAATCTGGATCCTCCATACTCTCTAAAAGCCAGTATGTTGTCAGGCTCCATTCCTGCAGACCTGAACACACTTTTTAGTGAACCAATTGTCCCTTTTGTGTTCCGCATGTTTACTGTATCTGATAGGATTCTTCTCCATATCAGATTTTGAAGGTCATTAAGCGACTTAGTTGCATTTGTGAAGTCTTCTGATAAGTTAATTCCCTCTATCAGCTGTGACTGCTCTGAGTTTCTAAAAAGTGAGGGAAGTCTTATATTTATTGACTCAGCTTTCTTTCTAAGCAGGGGGTCTGGAACTGACTCATAGTCTTCATACTTAACATGATTAAAATTACTTATAGTATCAATTGTTATTTTTAACTCATCAAACGCTTTTGCCCATATCAGTAAAAACTTGACCAAGAGAGAAGCGCCTGGAAGATCTGACGACTTCTTACCTACATTAAAGTCTGTGAATGTTGAAAATGCCTCGCCTAGTTTTCCCAGGTCATCATCAAAATTATCTAAATAATTCGATTCTTCAAAATAATGTGGAGGTATCAACTTTGTAATTAGATTCGGATTATACGTGTCGTACTCGCTCCCAGTTGTCAAAAGCGCAGTATTCAGTGCTGTTATCTGAGGGAAGTCAGGAAAGAGCACTATACTCCTCTCAACACACTCATTTCCTGTTGGATTATTTGAGCCGGTTGTCCTATTAAATGAACTATCAAAATTTGTTATTATGCCGTGTAAAGAATTTCCTGAGCTGTCAAGAACTATGTCATTACCTGTGTAACTTCCAGACGGCTCATTGAATCTTAGCTGAAGTTTTAGGTCACTTGATGCGTACACATCTTTTGTCTTTTCATCTTTGATTGTCGCACGATCCTTCACTACATGATAGAATCTAAAAGTGTCCATTGCACCTGACAGTGTCTCTTGAGGGTCGAATATGAGATTATTTAAACGAACCTGTGAGCCTGTTCCTATGTACAAGCTATTTGCTGAGTAGTGCAGTGTTGAAAATGTTGTTGACATGCTTGAAGAGTAGACTACATCATCTATTATCAGCTTTGTCTTTTGATCCCCCTCTATGTCATAAATCGCAGCGACGTGATTAAACGAACCCTTATAAAGTGTTCCTGTTACATAAGAGTAATTCGATCCAGATGTCACACCAAAGATTATGCTTCCCGTTGACGTGCTATTTGACTGAGACAGCGCAATTGTTATTGAATTTGACAGCGAGCTCCTCTTTTGGGCAATGACCTGATTATCATTTGCTAGTTCAGGAGCATTATAGAAGAATTCTATTGTGAAAGGGTTCGAAGCAGGATCCATCACGACCTTTCCTGACCTGTCATCTGATATCGAGTTGATTGCAGCGCCTGATCTATCAACAACCTCTATATAATTTCCTGATCCTGCAGCTTTAGATCCTGAAAAAACAAGATAGCCTACGTTCTTTGGAAAAGAATTAAAAACATACTTTTCAAAACCCGTTAAGGTGTCTTCAAACTCTTCAATATCTTTTTTTGTTCCATCAAAAGGATAAAAGTTGACTATTCTATCAAATGCCTCATTGACATTAGCAACTGCAGAGTGAAAAAACGTGTGGTTCTCAAATTTTGAAAAGTCAACATTTGCTTGCTGTGTTGAGACTAGATAATCCTTGTCTCCGTACCTGTATGAAGATGTGCTAAATAAGTTTGTGTCTTTAAACGCAGCGTATGTGTATTTTGTGTCCTCAGGCTTATTGAGATGAGCAGCTGATTGCCTGGCTTCTCTTCGGAAAGTTGGCTTAAAAAGCTTACCAGGTACATTTCTATCAAAAAGTTTCTTAGACATTTAAACTACCACTACTCAACCCTAAATTTGGATGCTGCATCAGTTATGATTGTATCAAACCCATTTTTCTTGATCAAAAAATCAAAGACATATGTCCTACCTCTTGGTAGTGAATCAACGTAAAACTCAAAATACATACCAGATGAATCTGTTGAAAGCCTTGTTGACTTATTTGTCGTATCGAAAGGTATGATAATATCATCGGTTTGAAAATCTCTTACTCTAAAATACATCTCATGATATACCTGACTAGTATTTTCAATTGGGAGCTTCTTAAAAACAACGGATCTGTTTCTGTCCTCTGAGAACACTCTTATCTTAACAACATCACCCACTTTATAAGACTCTCTTAGGTTTAGCAGAGAAACAAGTAAATTTTGATGCTTACTCTCGAATGCAAGTCTACTATTGTTATTAATCGTCAAAGAAGATGAAAGAAAAGAAACAGTTCCGTCTGTAGATCCCCATACCTCTCTGAACGTGATGCTACCTGAGTATAACAAGTCATCTCTTAGTGTCGACTCAAAGCTGCTAATAGCGAATGAAGCTGAGTACATCCCTGTCATTCTGTTGACACCTCGGAGAGCCTGCGATACATTAAATGACTTCTTGAAGCTTCCACTTTCGATCTTTACTTCCATACACTCATTTCCTGTTAACGCTGTAGCACCTGCGCCCGACAGTATATTTGCTGTATCACTATAATGAAAATTATTCAGATAGATTGACGAAGTTACATCAAATATAAAATCTGAATGATTGTCATGCACGCTATCGTCATACTTTATTATGAGCTTTGGTCGAATTGCTGTGTTGGAGACATTTCTTGACGCGAATCTTTTAACGTAATATGTCTTATCATTTTGTTCATAGCTTCCAGAATATGCAATTAAAAATCCATGATTTGTTATCTGCGATGAGTACACACCTGATACAAATTTTGTCACATCAACGTATAGGTCGTCTTCTCCGTTCTCAAAATACTGCTGTTGTGCTATCGCGACTGTCTCTGTTCCCGAAGGCCCTGCAAGCGCTCCGCTTACAATCACATCAATTCCTGAGTCACCTAAGCTTCCTGATGCCAAAGCACCTTGCCGGTTCCACAGCACAGGTGTGCCTGATGTAACTGATGCTGTTATGAAGTTTGATGAGTCTATGTCTTCAAACTGAGACACATCATACCCACTGCCTTCATCAAACTTTTGCGTTAATGGAAAAACAATAATGTGAAAATTAGAAGGAGTCGTTTGGCCACCATACACATCATGGAGTTTTAATATACACTTGAAATTACTACTATTTACGTCAATTTTTGCGTTATCTTGCATTGTTGTTACAGGAGTTAAATCAAACTTTATTAAAATTCTAGATAATTCAATTTGTTCCTTCGAACCTGTTAAGGATGTCTCGTTACAGATCTTAAAAAGATCAAGTGTTCCAGCTTGACCTGCATTTGCATCCTTAGCTCTAAAAGAATTATTGATTATCTTATCAGTTATGTAATTGTCATGCGATGCAGACAGTATTCTGTACATTATGTAACACTCCCGACAATGTCGTCATTAGGATACTTGAGCTCTATCATTCCACCTCGTGGTGGAAATAGATACCCTCTATCCATGTATCTTCTTGGATCATATGAGACATCAGTATAAACCAAGTCATCAATTACTCCTGACTTACCAACTATTGAAAACTCCACAATTGAAACTACGCCGGCAGTATTTAGCACGATATTTTCAAGCTCGCCGGTGATAACAGGCTGATCAATCTGCCAATTTTTTATATTAAAGTATTTTCCTAATTTAGCATTAATGATATTCAAAACTGTATTCGAATTCCTATCTGCATCAACTGTGACTGAATAGTTTATTCCTATATTAATTATAGCTGCATCGAGAACGTCTATCGCATCAGATACTATTCTAAACTGGCTCAAATAGAAGCCTAAGTTTTCCTTTAGAGTGTCAGGCGACAGTATTAATTTTCCATTAGAATTTCTAGAAATTATGTGAAGTTGTGCAGCTTGTGGATTATTTGGATTATCTCTTACAGACACTCTGAATACTCTTCCAAAGTTAGTTGGCATTCCGTACACTCTTGCTATGAGATCCTCTCTAGTGACGACCCTGTTCTGTGAGTTTCTATTGAACAGCGCGATATTTCTTAACTCTTCTAGCGTTGGCTCATCCTCTCCGCCTGCTGCTGGCTGTTGATTGATCACAGTTGTCGACGCTCTGATTGATGATGCGACGGATGTTGGTGTTGCTGTTCCAAAAGACGTGATCAACGTCTTTACAGAATTTAGTAAACCAGCTCCCACATTATGCTTTAGACCTCCACCATATCTGTAGTTCACTGTTATTGTTGTATTTCTAGGAGAGATGCCTAATGTCTGTGTCTCCAGGAAACTGTTAGGATCAATCGTGATCTTTGTTGATGTCTCCCTATCACCGTAAAGCGTGACTGCGTGATCTGAAGGATCTGGGATTATGTCTTCATCGAACTTTGTCTCATCACCGGAGCCGAATCTTATCGTTGTCTTTCCTGTTGTTGATGTTCTAAATTTGACAAATCGCTTCGGCGCATGAAGAATCTGCAGGCGCTCGGGAGCGTACTCTGCATCTTGTCTACTATTCGCATGACGTTTGAAAACAGTATCCTGGGTCAGAGAACTCACCTCATAGTAATTGTCGCCATCGTTATCGTAGACAGACACTAGCTCTGTGACATCGGTCTTTGTCAATGTAATTTTTCTAAACGGTTCAACAGTATCGCCTATTGGAAATGAATCTGTCTTTGACTTTGCACTTGTGCACACACCTGTCGCTTCTAAAATAAAGTTAAGAGGTGTTGATCCGGATAGCTGGCCAATCCTGAATGTTGCAACTAGCTCATCATCTGCGTCAGTTTCTGAAAAGTCAACATCATCAAGTAACTCAAAGTCAACACCTGTTGTTGACGAGACAACTGACCCTGATTTAATTACAGGTAGATACACACTATTCGGAGAGTACTCACCATTATTAAGCGTTGCAGGAACTCTAATTCTGAATGTCACCTCACAAAGTGCAGGTGACGGACCAGCTACTTCAACGCCGGCCTCTCTAATGAACCTCTCAATATTCTCAGTCTCAATTGCTGTCTCAATTGATGTCTCATTAAACTGATGGTCTATGTAGTACGACATCACATCACCCACATACGCAGCAAGGTCAATTAGAAGGCCCGCTAACGATGCATCACTTATATCAACAATATTTTGATTAAAGTGTGTAGCTGTGTATCTTTTTAGCTCATTCCTAATACTGTCAAAGTCACGATTTGTATACGATATATCCTTGTGCTTTGCTACTTCTTTTTTAATATTTCTTGCCAATTTAAATTATCCTCCGATAAACATTTCAACTTCAACGCCTAAATTTTCTATACGAATACTCGGCACAGAAAAAATTACTCTTAACTTTAATTTTGCCAAGCCTGCTAAGTTTGCATTATTCTTCTCAAGATTATTCAAAACAAGCACCTCAACCTCTGTGATATCAAGCGCAGGCATAGATTGCTCAGTTGCCTGCCTTATCAATCCTGAGACTAAATTTATATACTCCTTCTCTTTTGTGTAATCGTAAAGCACACTTTTTAAGTTTGCACCGAAAGCATGACGACATAGTCGTTCACCCTGGTTAGTCATGATGAGATTCTTTAAATTATCCTTTAACTGCTCTCTGACGTCTGTGTGCATGTCAAATATTTCACCCTTACCACTCTGCCTGATAGGTGTAATAATACCGATACTTCTTTCTAACGATGCTATAGTAGAAGTATTATCAAACTTTCTAGCAGTAACGACGTTGCCCACGCTCTTAAAGCTAAACTTCGAGACTGTTGCATTTGTTGCATCACTCATGTTACATTATTCTCCGCATCTATAAATATACACCTGTAAAATAAGTTCAATGTGGCTGTTAGATTAAATCAAAGTAGCCAGCGGCTATGTAAGCTATCATGCCGGTTCCTAAGGCCCAACCGAGAATTGCGACTATCATACCGGGAATTATTTTTGCAAGAAATGTCATAAGACCTGCTACATATGTGACCATCTTCAATAAAAATGCCATGACCTCCATGATCATAGCGATAATAGTTTCTATCAAAAACATTACACAAGCAATAAGAAATTCTACGATCCCGGTGGCTATCTTTAAGATAAGCTCTGGTATCGCTGCTCCAAATTTAATTCCTGCTTTTATAACAATTTCTAAGAGCAATGAAAACGAAAAATTAAGATTCGGCCACTCCCAGTTTGGAATGAGGAAGCCTATCGATGGAACAGGAGCAAAGTTGAATGCCCACGGGAATGGCGGGGGCGGAATGGGAGGAATAGTAATCGTGGGTATCGTAATCGGACAGATTGCTTCAAATGCCTCAATAACTCTATCTGCCTCTACGACGCCGTCTTTGTCCATATCAACTAACATATTTGCAAGATCTTTTGGCTCACAAGCCAATGCCTTAGTCACTGCAGCCAAAAAATCAGGTGGCCAGGTTGGATTAATCATTAGCGGAGGGAGGTGCTTAAGAAGCCACTCAGGGAGGTCCGGGATACCTAGATCCAATGTGAGTATAGGAATAAGTGGCACTGTTGGATCGATAAGCGGAGTAACAGGTGGCATGCCTGCCGACGGGAAGTTATCATCAATAGCTTCCATTGTTTTGAAGTACATGTCTCCCCACATAGCATCGAAGTCATCGTAGTGTGTGGTCAGTATGCCAGCAGCTCCAAGCCTGACTGACTCTGGGAGGCCTCCTGCATCCTCATGCAGAGGTATGGGCACTGCTGAATCTTCGACACCTGGAATTACGTAAGCATATCCGTCTATCAGCGTCTGCTGTGTAGCAGCCCTGAACTGGTCATAAGAATCCTCAGCCTCATCACCAATTGCACCTACATCTTTTAATGCTCCCATAATACACTCCTACTTTAGTATCACATTAGACGCAAGGACACCGGTGCCTCCGGCACCTTGCTCAACTCCGCCTGCAGCACCTGTGACTAATCCGGGTGCCATCAGCGATGGTCCATTTCTACCGGGTGCTGGATCATAGGAAGTTGCTGTTATCGCGCCACACACTGGCCTCATTCCAGCATTTTCCTCGTCCTCTGTTTTCAGGTCCTCACCTATCTTCACAAGGCCGTTCTCACCTGGAACTATACGAATGTTCCCATCAGCCTCAAGGATTATCTTTGCGCCGCCGTCTGTGTTGGCCTGAAGGAAGATGTCCCCTTGCGGTGTCATCGTGATCATGCTCTTGCCGAGGCTATTATAAATTTTTGTCGTTGCATCTGAACGTAGCCTTAAGTTGGTTGAGTAAATTGCGATGGCTCCATAGTTCATGCTTTCAACTAGCTCTGAAGGGTACCCTTGATCACCCGTTACGTCTAAGTCTGCTGAGTTCTCATCATCTCGCTCATTAGGATCTAGACCGATGAAGCCTTCAGCACCTCCGCTAGTATCCGGTCGAGCTACGATATTCTCATTCATGACAAACCCAAATGTTCTGTCTATGTCAATTGAGTTCGTCATATATATCCTACCTAAGCAGTTCAACGCATTGAAGTCAATAAACTCTTTAACTGTCTTGTCCTTTACAAACTTATCCTGGACCTCCTGTGTCTTATCCACTTCCATGTGGTGCAGGTCAATTTCAGATGTCGGTCTGGCCCCTATCATCACGGCCATACTCTCAGATAATCCCAGTGCTGGCATGTCATCCTTTGTCTTTGCAGCAAAGTCTAAAAGATCACCGATCTTTCTGCCTACGCATAAGTCAATTGCAGGTGACAGCGGTTTTCTTTTTGTTAGCGCGCCGACCTTTGCCTCACCAGTCATTCTTGTGGGTTCAAATGGCGCTAGTTCCCTGTCGTCCTTCTCATTTTCCTCAGGAATTGTAAACTTTTCAGTGCCTAACATAATGTGTGCATTATTTGACCCTTGCAGAAGTAAGTCAGCACAGTCCTTCGCGTGTCGTGGCACAGGCTCACCTGTGAACTCTTCCTTGAATGCTATGGAAGTTCTGTGTATCTCAGTAAAAGAAGTACCAGATTCTAAGCCGGTACCGTCGGTTGCTTTCTCAAATGCAGATACCGTACCTACTTTATCATCAGAGAGAGGTGTTCCCTTCTCCCAAGCTCTATACGCGTCGATTACATCATTTTGTCGTTCTAAGTGTGTAAGATTAATGTCATCTACCTGTCTTATTCCAACCTTCCTGCACATCCAGTAGTAGACATCAGAACCCTTGTTATCCTCCTGAATTAGCCACACATACTCACCAGGTTTTACTGGAAGTGATAGGTGCGGTGGAAAAAATGGAAAACAAATGACATCTTTCGCGGCACCTGGGGCCGCTTGATCATCGATGATATGCGCGATGATTGAGTTTATTGGAACATACGGGGCCCACTCTTTATTCGCTATACTGATAAGATCACCTGAGGCGCCTCTTAGCTGCTGCTTCACAGAGATATCGCCGGCTGGATTCTCAACTGGATCGCCTGATGAAGCATGAGCTATTCTATCTAAAAATAGCTCTTCAGGGTTTGATATCACTTCTTTAACAATTGCAGTCAAAAAATTGTAGCTTCGTGACTGCGATGTCTGACCGCTCTGCACACCCGTAGGTTTAGGATGAAGCACACCGGGTGAGGTACCTTTGAAATGACGGGGATCAACTCCGTCACTATTTGACCCATTTGCCATAATTAACCGCCTATTTCATTAAATATATCGTCGGCAGAAACTACGTTTAATCCTTCCTGTTCCTTTGCAATTAACTCTGCTAGTTTTAGTATCTGATCATTTGATTTTGCCATTCTCTCTAGATACTTTGACATTGTTGAACCGTATGTTTGATGATTTGTGATATTACCTCTTATCTGAAGCAATAGGTCTGTCACTAAAATATTAGCGCTCTCCCTGTCTTCCAGCGCATTCTGGTATGCTTCGCGCCACAATAATTTTTTCTTATCTTCTGCGTTGCTAAGCGAGTCCAACAAGTCTGCAAAATCTTGTAACTTTTTTTCTGTCTGTGTGAGGGTCTTGACATCCTTTTTCATTTCTTTCCTCAAGTCTTGAAAAGCATGTAAAAATCATCATTTCCGACAATTTCTCTATAATACTTTCTTATGTTTGATATGGCAACACTTAGCTGCTTAGGATTCAACCCAGAGATCTCTCTTAGATACACAAAGATTGCACGTTTATTTAAAAAATCTAGATTTTCAATATTTTCAAAAACTTTTATAATAGCTTCTATGCACAGTTTTTCATTCTGATTGTTGACGCGTGTGTTTATTTTTAACAGGATATCGTTTAGTATCACCCTATCCTCGCGGCGGACCATTATATCATCTTGCGCAGGAATTATTTTATAATTCTCTATGGCTTTTTTCTCTGATGCACTCATACTTGTAAAGTCTTCTAAGCTAACATTTCTTCTTCGGCTTTTTGTTGATTTTTTACTTCTTATTATTAGAAAATTCTTTGCGCAGACGTTAAAGTAAGAGAAGGCCTTTGACCCTCTATCTTTATCAAACTTCTCTAATGTTTCGTATAAAAAAGAAACACAGTCAGATTTAAGTATCTTAAAGTGTTCCTTGTCCCTTGAAAACCCATGGATGTAAATTAAATTTTCTGTTAACTTATCAAATGAATTTCGAATTCTGTGCACATAAATTTCATGCTTGTCATCACTGCTCTCTGCTTGTTGATACTCTACTATGGCCTGATGTGCTTCCTTACCAAAGTACAATGTTTTCTTTGGCTTTTTGGTACCGCTACTTGCTTTCTTTACTCGTTTCTTTAATATCACCTGTTAGTCCTATGTTATTTGTTAATTTATTTGCAACTACAAGAACAGCATTGTGACAATCACGAATATCAGATAAAACTTGTCTCACTTCAATAGAGTCAAAAAAAACTGGTGTTTCTAATATTTTATTCATTGATTTATATTTTTCATCTAAAATATCAAGAGACGCTTCTAGCGATTCCTCTACATTGAGTATTACAATAGAAAAATCGTAAAGCTTTTTTGTCAAGAAAATACAGATAAGAAACAGAGCACAGATGCATCCTATATATATTCCTACTTCATTCATATTTTTCTCTACTCATCCAGAATTTTATCATATAACTTCTTAATGTTCTCTTTATGG